CAATTATGCATTGGGTGGAACTCCTCTAGATGAGTCACTAATGTTCTTGAGAGACTACATTGCAGATTTCAAGCACAACTACTCAATCGACAAGTTACAGTTTGTGACTCTAACTGATGGTGACAGTTTCAGAATGAATGGTTTCGATGGTTGGAGAAACGACCATATGATTCACGATAGAAGAACCAAGTCTACTTTCGAGTACAACTCTAATGGTGGTAGAAATGGTACTAATAATCTTCTAAAATGGATTGAAAGAACTACTGGTGTTGATACTGTTGGATTCTTTATCTGCCCTAACAAGCACAGAGAGTTCGACCATGCAGTTGACAAGTTTGGTGGTGATTACTTCGACTGGGAAACTAAATCAGAAGGTTACAAGTTATTCAGAAGAGAAGGTGGATATGCAGTTCCAACTACTGAAAAGAGTGGATACAAAGAGTTCTACATTCTAAACAAAAAGAAAATGGGTATAGTTGCAGAAGATGACACTTTAGATGTTAAAGTGGGTGCAACTAAACAAGCTCTTAAAGGTGCAATGAAGAGAATGGGTAACAACAAAATGTCCCAAAGAAAAATTCTTCAACACTTCGTTAAGAAGGTTGCATGATGGGTACATATTTTGGTATAATACACATATGGTAAAAAATAATTCAAAAAGTGAGGTTAATATGAATTTAAATGCAAATCATTACAGGTTCTTGGATGCCTGTTCAGAACAATATCCAAGTCAAGTGGAGTTTTCTAAATCCACTGTTAGGAAAATTTGTGATACGGCAGGTATCCCTTTTCCTTCGTGGTTGATTAGAAAACCACAATTCAAAGCAGGTTATGGAACTTATTCCATTGAATCTGTAGTTCCAGAGAACTATGCAACTCCTGTTGCACCAGTGGTTGCAAATGTACAAACTGTTGAATCAGTTCCAGTACCAGTTGCAAATGTTGGTATGAATGTTCTCGATGAAAACATTTCAGTTATTCCATCAATCATGGATAACTATGTTCCTTTTGGTCACTTCAAAGACCTCAAGTCAATCCTTAAGTCTGGAGTTTTCTTTCCAGTCTTTATTACTGGATTAAGTGGTAATGGTAAAACCTTGATGGTTGAACAAATATGTGCCAAACTTAAGAAGGAACTTTTCAGAGTTAACATTACCATTGAAACTGATGAAGATGATTTGATTGGTTCAAATACTTTAATTAATGGTAACATTGTTTTCAAAGAGGGCCCTGTCCTTAAAGCAATGAGGAAAGGTGCTGTTCTTCTTCTTGATGAAGTAGACCTTGCATCTAACAAGATTATGTGTCTACAATCCATCTTAGAGGGTGGTGGTTACTTAATCAAAAAGACTGGTGAGTTTGTAAAACCAGAGCCAGGATTTACAGTGGTTGCAACTGCAAACACAAAAGGTAAAGGTTCTGAGGATGGAAGGTTCATAGGAACTAACATCTTGAACGAAGCATTCCTTGAAAGGTTTGCAATCTGTCTTGAACAAGAATATCCACCAGTGACTACTGAGAAGAAAATTGTTAAAGGTGACTTTGCAATTCTTGGAGTTAGTGATGATGAGTTTGCAGACAAACTTGTCGACTGGGCAGATGTTATCAGAAAGTCTTTTTACGAAGGTGCTGTTGATGAAGTGATTTCAACTAGAAGGTTGGTTCACATTGCAAAAGCATTCTCAATGTTCAATGATAAAATGAAGTCAATCGAGGTATGTCTTGCAAGGTTCGATGAAGATACCAAAGCAACATTCCTTGACCTTTACACAAAGGTTGATGAAAACATCTTAGGTCAAGATGATAACAATTTAGAGGAAGAAGATGGACTCAACTTATAGTAAGACCTCACTAGAGTTCTCTTCTCCTCAACCCTGTGCTTTATGCACAGGGTTCTTTACAGGATTTGGAAACAATCCACAACCAGTTCTTGAAGATATCAATGACAGAGTTTGTGATGATTGTAATTGGAATATAGTAATCCCAGCAAGGATTAGGAGTTATGAATAATGACTGAGTATGATGATAGAGTTGAGTTCCAAAGGAACTTATTAAATGCAGAAGAGTGGGCAAAAGTCCCACGAAGTGTTCATATTCATAGAGTAGAATCTATGTGGTATGAAACAGAAGAGTCTAAAGTAGATTTTGAAAATGGTAATGTTACAGATACACAATACAATAATGGTATTATCAAAAGAATGCAAGATGGTAAAACAATCAGAACTTTTGGTGAAGAACTTACTGGAGAAGAATTAGTTCGTGCATATTTACGAGGCGGACAATAATAGGGGCTGATGCTCGGGTATGGGACAGGGAAACGATAGACAACAAAGTGAACACTATTTAACACAGCATTTGTGTTGCAACAGTTTCCCATCCCACCAGTTTTTTTGGAGAATATTATGAAAATCCTATTGACAAAAATTTTCTTAGGAATTATGATAATAGATGAATTAGTAATTTTATTATTAATAACACTAGGAGTATTATGAGTGATGCATTAACAATTAGATATAACAATTCATTTAAGAATGTTGTAGATGGAATTAATAAAAAGAAGAAAGATAAAAAAGTAAAAATTCTTCAAGCACCAATGGGATTTGGTAAAACACATAACTTAATTACAGTATGGATACCATATCTTTATGAAAAGACTGATGTGCAAGTCATAGTAATTACTGCACCAATGTCTGATATCGTTGCAGACAATGTAAAGAAACTAAAAATAACTGGAAGAGATAATGGATTCATTGGAACAACTGATATTGCAGAAGCAATAGAGTTCATGGAAGATGGAGATAAGGTTGTACTTTATGTTACAAACAAAATGTTATTTGCAACCGATTCTGATATGCCAAACAAATTCAAATCAAAAATTATTGATACAGAGTTTGCAATCCTTGATGATGAGTTTCATGCTTGGACAGCATCATCTGGAAATAATTATAAAGAAGTTTTAGGACATAGTGGTGGTAAATTTAAAGCATCCATGTATAGAACTCTAGAAGAGTTTGCACCTTTTACCAATTATCTTTTTGGAATAACTGCAACACCAAATATTGAAGTTCAAGGTTTAATAGACACATATGGAAACTTGGATTATGAATTAGTAAATGCAGATAGTAAAATCCTTGCACATGAATTAAGAGATAGGTCTGCATGGATGGGTCAAGTCTTTTGGAGAACCAACATATCTAAATTGATTGATAGAGCAATTGAAGATGCAGAGTATGTTGAAAAGTCAACTGGATACAAAAGAGTGACTATGATTGTATCAGAACAAAACAAGTCTACAGATAGTTGGACTATAGATGATACTTTAGATTACATACAACCAAGAATAGATGAAGATGAAGATGCATTTACTATTGCAGTAACTTCAACAAAAGGATGTTATCTACTATCTAAGAATGGAAGTAAACAAAAAACAGATGATGCCTCAATACTTAAGAGAGCAAATGATTTAAGTAACCCATTAAAGTACATCTTAGTTGTAGATAAATTTAGAATGGGTATTAATTGTGCAACTATGAAAGGACTGGTAATGTTAAAAAGTTCTGATTCTAAAAGGTCAGATGGAAGTCCAGTTATAGAAAATGCATTACAAACTTTGGGAAGATTACTAAGACCTTTTGGTGGTGTTGAAACTCCAGAGTTTTGGAATAAGTATGGTGGTAAGTTAAGTAACTGCCCATCTTTCCCTAAAGAAATCAATCAAATGAATTTTTACATGATGGATACTCCAATGTGGAGAGCAGCCATGAATGAGTTTGAAGAACACATTGCACCAAACTATTGTGAGATAGAGTTATGTCCATATTGTGGTGCAGAGTTAAGTCAATCTGCTATAAATACAGATGATAAGATTGCAATGAAATTAGATAAAGAGTTAGGATTATGAATAAATGTGTAGACCATCCTAGAATGGTATTTAAAGGAACACTTCATTATGAGGGACATTCAGTATCATTTAAAATTAATGATGATGATGTAACTATAATTGATACTAATGGTAAAAAATCTTTAACCCAACATATTGATATAGATAAAGCAATAGACAAACAAAGAGATTTATTAAAATGGGGATACGAATGGATATAAAAAAATTTGAAGGACATACAAAAGCATTGAAGTACTTGGCAATGTTTGTACTAGGATTTTGTATTGGTACATTGTCAACTAAAGCACATGCATCAGACCCAAACAACGAAACATTTTGTCTTGCACAAAACATGTACTTTGAAGCAGGTAATCAACCATTAGCTGGTAAGATTGCAGTTTCCCAAGTTGTTATCAATAGAGTTGGACATATGAATTACCCAGAGTCTATTTGTGGTGTAGTGTATGATGCAAAGTGGAAGGAAAACTGGAAAGGTAATATGATGCCTGTAAGACATCAGTGTCAGTTCTCTTGGTTTTGTGATGGTAAATCAGATGACCCAGAGGATTCAAAAACATGGATACAATGTTTAACACTTGCAAGAAATATCATACAAGGTGAATATGGAGACATTACAGAAGGTGCAACACATTATCATTCTGTATATGTAAATCCTTATTGGGCAGATTCTTTAAATGAAACTGTAAGAATTAATGAACATGTCTTCTACAAATAAAAAGTTGACAAATATCGATTCAGTGGTAAAATAATTATATGTCTGGAAAAATTGAATACAAATATAATGAAGATGAATTAATCAAACAATTCAAAGAGTATGTTGATAATACATATGAACAACATTACTCTCAAAACAAATATCAGGCAACAGAATTTATTATAGATGGTGGTCATGGAGAAGGTTTCTGCATGGGTAACATTTTGAAGTATGCACAAAGGTATGGTAAGAAGAATGGATACAATCGTGCAGACTTAATGAAAGTTTTACACTATGCACTTATGGCTCTCTATGTGCATGATACAGTGGAAAAGCAAGAGAGTTAATTC